CGTGGACCTCGACCGACGACGGCGCAACGTGGACGCGCAGCGCGGATAGCGTCATTCGTGACGAGCTCGACGGGGCAGTGCTCGTCCCGCGCCGGCTGCGTGCGGCGTACAGCAACGGTCAGATCCTCATGCTGCTCGCCTTCCGCGACACGTCGGCGACGGTTGCGGACTCGTTCAAGCATTACGCGAGCGCAGACCTCGGGGCGTCCTTCGCCCTGGTTCAAGCAGTGGACAACACGACGGCAGCGAACGACTACACGGGCGGCGTTCACGACATCGTGGCCACGCCCTCGGGGACGTTCGTCGTCGTGTTCTGCGCCTCGTCGCGCACTGCTCCATACGACTACGGCGCGAACTCCACGGTGCTGTACAAGGTGCTCCCCTCGGCGTGGGTCGCATGGCAGACCGTGGTCACGCAGACCATCACGGGGCTGGGCTCCCCTAGCGCGAACCTTACAGCGGGCGGGTCGCTCTCGACCAGCACGGAGCTCTGCGCGACGCGCGACGAGGACGGTACGGTTTACGTCTACGCCCTCGACTTCGCGACGAACCAGCAGACGCAGATCGTGCGAAGCACCTCGGACGTGTTCACCGACTGGGTCGAGGTGGGGCTCCCCAACGCGAGCACGCCAAACGTCGCGTGGAGCTCGGGCGGCTTCGAGTGGGTCAGCGGCACCGTCACGGCGTACAACGGAACCATCCGCCTCGTGTCCTCGTGGGACTCCACGGCGTGGCCGGGTCAGATCGGAATCACCACTTTCGCCGGGTACGCAACGGCATGCATGCCCTGGTACCCGGCGACCGAAGCCACCTCGGATAAGCTGCTCGGGTCGCGTCTCACGTGGAGCCCGCACTGGCTCCCCGATGCAGCTGGATGGACGCTCGCGACGGCCGGCGTGCCCACGGTGGCGCTCAACGCCGCGGGGTATCTGTCCATCGTGTCGCCCGCTGCGGCCGTCAACACGTACACGCAGGCAGGCCCTGCGCTGACGGCGAACCACACGGTGGCGGCGTTTGCAGAGTGGATCGCCACGACGGAGCGCAGCGAGATCCGGCTGGCTTCGAGCAACGGGACGAACACCTACGGCATCCGCGTGCGCTGCTCGGGCACGACGGTGGACGTTATCGACAGCAACGGCGGCGCCTCGCTCGGGTCTGGGACCATCACGGCAGGGATGAAGATCCAGATCCGCGCCTTCCTCGAGAACAACGGCGCGACCGCAAACGCCGTCGTGTACCTCGGCACGGGAGCGGGCGGCTTCATCACGCTGCGTCCGTCCAACCGCATCGTGAACGTCAACACGGTCAGCGATGCAGGCGTGACGGCCGCGGGGACCTCGGTCACGTGGGGCCAGTTCTCGCTCGTGAACCCGGCCGAATCCCGCTGGTACGGCGTGGGCTGGATGGCGGCGGCGGGTGTGTCCTCGGTCTACAACCTCACGCTCCCCACCGACCTCCCGGGTCGCCCCTTCTCGGCGTACCCGCAGACGCTGGACTATGGCACGCTGGTCCGCGCTGTGGCTGGCCCGACGCTCGCAGGCGATGAGTGGACCATCACGCCGCGCTACGACTACGGAATCGACAACGTCCTCGTGAGCGAGGCGCCTTCGCCTCGTCAGTCGTGGCGCTCGGTCGACGCTACGCAGCATGAACTCACGTGGGTCATCGAGAGTGGAGCGGGAGCGGTCACCCCTCTGCGTGGGCCTCTCGGTGCGCTCTACCTCGGCGGCGTGAACTTCCGCACGGCTACCCTCGAGGGCCGCAACGGCGCCGGAGCGTGGGTAAGCCTCGGTGTGATCGACATGGCGGCGCAGAGCCGGCCGCTCAAGTGGGTGCGTAACGGTACGATCATCGAGCCAGACACCAGCAGCGCGACGAGCGCCGGCTACTTCTGGCCTCATGGTGTGTTGCGGGGAGCGCGCTTCGTGCCCGACGTGACCGCGGCCTCTGGCCTGACGGCGAAGGCGATCAGCAACTCCAGCGAAGGCAACTGGACGAACCAGAGCGGGCGCCGGCTGCGCCTCGAGGTGTCGGACACCTCTGGCCTCGGGGCGAGCGGCACCAACGGCGCTATCGTCCACCGGAGCGGACTGCTCGTGTGGAACAACGACCCGCGCTACAACGCGTACAGGCTCACCATTCCGGCGCAGCACACGGTCGAGGACTACTTCGAGATCGGGACGATGGTCCTCGGGCACATCCTCGCGTTCGGGCGCCGGTATAGCTGGGGGCGCACGGTGCAGACCTCGCCGAACACGGCGCTAACGACGGGACGCTCGGGCGCACGTCGGGCGCAGAACTTCGGCCCATCGCGCCGGTCTGTAGAGTTTGGGTGGACGGATGGCACCGACCTATCCGCAGTTCGGCAGGAGGGACCTGCGGACTACGTGAACGCCGCGGCCTCGGGAGGTGGCGAGGCCGCGGCTACCTGGTTCGACGCGCCGCTCTCCATGGAGGGCCTCGTCCGCGAGCTCTACGGTAGCCAGACGCCCGTCGTTTACCTGCCGTGGATCGAGCGTCAGGCGCTGGGCACGGTCTACACGGCGAGCCATCCAGACCTCATGATGTACGGCCGCATCGTCTCCGACGTGAGCATCGAGACCGTACAAGGCGAGGAGTGGATCGCGAGTGGCGCGGCTAACGGCGAAGTCGTCCGCACATCGGTCATTCGCCTCGAGGAGGAACTGTGACCGACAGGTGGACCGAGGCGCAGCTGCGCGAGGAAATCTACTGGGTCCTCGCGCTTGAGTGGGCGGGTGGGACGTTCTACCTGTCCACCGATTCGCTGTTCATCGTGGACGCTGACGACACCATCACGACGACGCCCGACCTCGTGGACTATCCATCGGTCGAGGAGGCTCTCGAAATCTGGAGCGTCGAGACGCCGCGCCTTTCGGTCCCGCTCTCGTTCATCCTGCCTGTCGACGTGCCGGGGCTCATCGCAGAGGGCCACGCCCTCGACGGGGCAGTCGGCGAGCTCTGCCAGTGGGCACGCGGGACGGAGTGGAGCGCGCGCCGTGTGGTCGTGCGGGGCAAGCTGGTAGACCCCGAATACGGCGCCGAATGGGAGCCCGTGACGTGCTCGCTCGAGGAGATGGTCGCCGATGACCAGACGACCCTCCCCGTGCAGCCCATCACCATCGCCTCGTGGCTTGCTCGCGCCGTGAGCACGCTATCCTCGGCAGACGTAGGGGATGCTGGCGTGGTGATCCCGATGGTCTGGGGGACGCCGGGAGCAACGACCGCAGCCGGTAGCCCCGCACCCATCATCGGGACGAGTGGCTCGCTGGTATACCTGGGCATCGCGTGCCACTACGTCGAGGCGTTCTCGGTGGACATCATTGATAGCGCCGGCACGATGGAGACCTTCGTCGTGTACTACACGGACCTCCGTCAATACTGGGGCTTTACACGAGGTATTCCTCTGGTTGCGTGGGTCGTGGTCGACACGAGCACCACGTCCCTCGTGCTGACCGATTCGCTCTTCGCCATCTGGAACAACGGCGCGGCGCTCGTGGACGAGAGTAGGCAGGCCATCCGCGGAGTGGGTGACCTGCTCGCGCACGTCCTTCGCACGTCAGCACTGCGGGTGGACTACGGCCGCGTCGATGCCGTGCGCCCCTTGCTCAACCAGTACCAAACGAGCGGCTACATCGACGAGGTCGTGGCGCTTGGAGAGTACATCGGCGAGGTCCTCGCCGCCGTGTTCCCGTTTGCGATGGCTGGTGGACAGGGTGGCGTGTACCCGTTCCTCTGGCCGGTCTACCCGCAGGCATCCTCTGCCGTCGCGGTGCTCTCCACGGACCTCGACCCGAACCTCGAGCGCGTGGGGCGCATCGCCTACGAGGGCTCCGACGAGGTCGCCACCGACATCGAGCTCCGGTACACGTGGAACCCGCAAACCGAGGGCTACATGGTCGCCCGCTCGGTGGGCGGCGAGGTGTCCGTCGCGGACCCCGACCGCATGACCATCGCACAGCTCATCGGCCCGAGGTCGCGCTACGGGCTTCGGCGTAAGGTGCTCGAGACGACGGTCGTGCATGACGCGACGACAGCCAGCAAGGTGCTCCTCGCCCAGGCGGCACGCTACGGCCAGCCCGCGCGCATGGTGCAGTACATCGCACCACGCCGGTACGGATGGCTTCGGCGTGGGGACCTCATCGCGCTGACTGACATTGAGGTCGCAGCCGCGTCGCAGCTCTGCCTTATCGAAGGCGTGCAGTGGACCGAGGACGGCGCGCTCACGCTCACGCTGCGATACATCGAGGCGGGGGCCTGATGGCACGCGTACCGCTCACGAGGAACAGCACCGGACAGTTCGCCCGTGTGGCGCAGCTGGTAGCCGGGACGAACGTCACGATCTCCGAGAGCCTTACGGGCGAGGTGCTTACGGTCACGGTCGCCGCATCTGGCGGTGGCGGTGGCGGTGGGACGCCGGCCACGACGGTCGTGAGCTCAACCTCTTTCGGGCAGAGCCCGGCTGTAGGGACCTCGACGGACTACGCCCGCGGGGACCACACGCACGGCACGCCGGCCGTTCCTGCTCACTCTGCCCTCTCCTCGCTCGCGTGGACCTCGAGCGGGCACACCGGCAGCAACACGAGCGTCGCGGCATTCAATGGATCGGGCGCAGCGCAGGTCGTGCAAGCGACTGCGGATGAGACGATGCTCGTGCGTCGTGGGGGTACCCTTCAATGGGTGGCCATCGCTGCGGCGGTCAGTCTCCTCGCAAACGCATACGACTACGAGGACCTGCCCGGGCAGGCCCTCACGCTTGACTCTGCCGGCGTGTTCCCCGGTACCATCTCCTAGGAGGACGCGTGGCTCTCTCGCCGCTCAACTGGAAGTATGTAGGCGCCGCCAGCTTCACGGCTGGGAGCATCTCGGCGTGCCTAGACGCCATCTATACGCTCGGGCAGGCAACGACCTACGCGAACGGTTCGGCGCGCACGCCCGGGACGGGTAGCGCCTGGACGTGGGCGCGCGAGCAGATCAGCAGCGTAACGGAGGCCGCATACGGCAACCCGCCCACGAACGCCCTAGGCATGCGCTACATCGTCGCGAACACGACGAGGACGCAGTCCTACACGCTCCTCTCGCCAGACAATGCCATGACGAACAACTGCCTCCTCTACGGCATGAACCGTGGGAGCGGCACGTATACGTCGTGGGTCAACGCGCAGCCGTTCACGTCTGGCTTCTCGGGCTACTGGAAGTGGAGCCGCACCTTCTCCGCGGTCTCGTATGATCGCGTGTTCATGTGGGAGTCGCAAGAGGGATGCGTCATGCAGGTGTGCCAAGCGGCGACGGCAGGCACGACTTCCGCGGTGGCCTTCGGCGCGCTACTCGACCCGCTTTCCAGTGCCGCAGGTACGGCCGAGAGCGATGGGCGTGTGTACATGATGACGGGCCAAGGCTCCGCGAGCAACATCTCGGCAACGTGGAGCTCGCTCGGTGCTTCGGATGGCGGGTGGTTCTCGCACACGACGACCGCGCAGACCTGCCACAGCGGAGCCTTCAACAACGCCAGCACGACCGTTACGGGCATCGGGCGCTACTTCGGGTCGCTCGGCAACGTCATTCCGGCTGCATGGGCGAACCGTGGCGGCGAAATCCCGCGCATCCCCGTGCAGGTCGGCGTCCTCGCGGGTGCCTTCTACGGGCAGCTGCGCGAGATCTACTACACGTCCGACAGCCAGACCGGCCTCACGTGGCGCTACCTGGGCGTCGAGCAGGGCTACATTGCCGGGTACCACCCGACGACCGCAGGCGACAGCCTCCTCCTGAAGGTATGAAATGGACGCGACCGACTACATCCTCTCCATCCTCTCGGCGAACCCTAGCGTGGTGACCATCGACCTTCAGGCGGGCGATACGGTCGACGCCGCGCGCCTTCCGGCTGGCGTGGTCGTTGAGCCATGGGCAGAGGATTGGAGCGAGGGCTACGACGAGTCGGGCAACCTCGTGGTGCGTTTCCGCGCGTAGTGCGCTAGTATCGGCCCATCGGATGGGGGTCTGATGGGCGCTGAAACACCGACGACATGGACGCAGAAGCTGGTCCCTGTCCCCGTGTGGGCGCTCCTTATGCTCGGCGCGGCGATGGCCGGCGGCGGTGGCATGCTCGGGATGTCGCAGGCTGAAGCCTCAGCTGCTCCAGACCCGGCACAGATGGAGCAGATGCTCTCCTCGCAGCGCCGGATCGAGGGTCGCCTCGACGCTATCGAGCGCCAGCTGGCGACCGTCGCCGCGATGGCCCACACGCACACAGGAGTGACCAGTGCCCCTCTCCCCTGACGAAATCATGAAGCTCCCGGCCGAGGTGCTCGTGCTCCTCGACGCCATCAAGGATGCCCGCGCGGTCGACGGCGACGGCGGCACGAAGATCACCCGTGCCGAGCGCCGCAAGCTGCTCGCGCTCGCCGGCAAGCTCGTGTATCTGCTCACCGTTGACGCTCTCGACTAGGAGGCCACATGCCCGCTCTCGACCTCTCAGCCATCAAGCAGTACCCCTACGTGTCCAGCACCACGACGCCGGGCACCTCGAACCTGTGCCGGATCATTCTCCTCCCGCAAAACGTGAGCCTGCAGATCACGCTCAACAACCGAGACAACGCCACAAAGGGGCTTGCCTTCAGCTTTGACCAGACCCTCACGGATGGCGGCGCGGCGCCGGCTACCTACTTCAGCGTAGCCGACTCCGTGGTCATGAAGTGCAGTCGCAACCGCATCAGCGGGTTCTCCGGCGTGACGCAGGTCGCGGTCTTCGCGCCGTCGCACACGGCGGTGAACTGCGAGATCCTCATCGAAGAGGACGGCATTTGATGGAGCCGATCCACGTCGAGGAACCTGCGCCCGCGGTGACTGCTCCCGAGCAGACGCCCGAGAAGGACGCCATCGTGGCGAGCGTGACGGATGACGCCGCGCTCATCGCCCACGAGGCGCAGGCCGCTACCCCGTCGCCCGAGGAGCTCGTCAAGCTCGCCCAGGGCGCCGAGGACGGCGGGATGATCGGCGTGGTCCTCGCCGTCGTTGCGGTCCTCGGTGGCGGCGCGGCGTGGAAGTTCTACTCGCAGAGCTCGAAGCAGAAGGCCGAGCTCGCCAACAAGCAAGCCGAGCAGGCGCACGAGCTGGCAATGGCTGAGCTCAACGCGAAGATGCAGGGGCCTACCACGAGCCCGCCGCAGTGCATCGCAGCGCACACATCGCTCGAGGCCCGTATCGCAGCTGTCGAGGCCAAAGCCTCGCGTACGACCTTGCCCGACTTTCCCGACGACTTCGACGCCGAGCTGCTGATCGCGCGCGTCGAGAAGCTCGAAAAGGCCGCGAAGAAGAAGCCAGCGCCCGCAGGGAGGAAGCCGTGAACCTGTCCCCGCACTTCACGTTCGATGAGCTCACACGCACCGGTCAGACGGCGCTCCAGGCAGTCAACCGTCAGGAGGCACAGGCGTGCATGGGTGCGCTTACCGCGCTGGCGACCACGGTGCTCGAGCCCATCCGGGCGAAGTTCGGCGCCGTGCGGATTAACAGCGCGTTTCGTGGACCTGCCGTGAACACGGCGGTGGGCGGGTCGAAGACCTCGCAGCACATGAGCGGGCAGGCCGCGGACATCGTCGTGCCCGGCGTGGCGCTTGAGGTCGTGTTCGCGTGGATCGTGAAGGAGAGCGGCATCCCCTACGGGCAGGCCATCCTCGAGGGCCCGGGCGGCAAGGTGTCGTGGATCCACGTCTCGCTGGGTGAGCCCTACCGTGCCCGCGAGAAGAGCCGCCAGGCGCTCACGTGGGACGGCAAGACTTACGCGCCGTGGAAGGGCTAGACGTCTCCTGTGCGGTCGAGGTCGGCGAGGTTCTGTCCATCGCCGACCCTCGGCTTCACGAATGTCTGTGGCCCGAAGGGTTCACACTGACGGCGCACGTGGTCGAGGTCGACCCCGTCGTGGTGCGTGTGCAGGTCACGACGCATCGGCTGTGCAACGAGGCCGAGGACGAGGCTGCACAGGTCCGTCGCGTCTGGCGCCGTGCCGTCGCGAAGGCGCGTCAGGCCTGGGGGCCAGAGTTCACGGTCGAGACAGTCCGCGGTGACTGTTCCGATGCTGTGCGCTCTGCTGACGTAGACGTGCTCGAGACACGATAGCGCGCAGCACGCACACGATTAGCCGCGAGAGCAGCTGCACCATCGCGCCCACGAGCAGCACGATGGTCGCCACGGTTAGCCACGCGAGCATCACTCGACCAGATGCGCGAAGAGCGGCCCGAGCGTGAACCGGATGCGCGCCCGCGCGATCTCGGCGTACTCGCGCGAGAGCTCGCACCCGACGAAGCGCATCCCCTCAAGCATCGCCGCGCGCCCCGTAGAACCGGACCCGGTGAATGGGTCCAGCACGAGGCCACCGGGTGGCGTGACCATGCGCACGAGGTAGCGCATCAGGTCGGTGGGTTTGACTGTCGGGTGATGGTTCACGAGGTCGCGCGCGGTCCTCCCGGCGCCAGCCCTGGGGCTCTGCATGCCTGCGCTGCCGTCCTCACGTCCGACGGCATCGGCGCCCGTCCTACGCGTGAGATCGCCGATCACCTCCTCACGGTCGGACCTGTCAGCCTTCGCCGTGTAGAAGTACCGTGCCGCGTCGCGTAGCCCCTCGGTCGCCTCGTCGCTGCCGTCGTGGAGGACGTTGGCGGGCCAGCGGCCGATCTGCGATGGCTCAAACGTCCTACGAGCCACGGCAGGCGCGTAGGACGTCCGCGCCGTGTTGATGCCTTGAGTAACAGCGTTGTCCGTGTAGCCATCTCCAGACGTGACGCGGCACCCATCCACATTGATCGCCCCCGTACCGTAGCGCAGCACGTTCGCCGCGACGGTCCCAACCAGCGGCTTCCGCGCCATGCAGATCGGCTCGTGCGCTGGCTTTAGGGCAGTGCCCCAGCCGGACCAGCGGCGGGCGTCGTCGGTGGCGGGTGCGGTGACTGCGAACGTAGGCGGCGCTCCTTCTTCGCATCGACGGTTGTACCCAGTGTTCGTGCCACCGGATGTAGCGACGTTGAACTTCGGAGCCTGCACGCGCTCGCCGACGACCTGCCGCTCCGCTCCCGCCGCCTTATCGATGGCCTTGGACACGTCCAGCGACTTCGGGAACCCGCTCCCGTAGAGCCACATGATCTGGTCGCGCACGTCGAACCCGGCGTCCTCGATGGCGCACGCCATGCGGTGATAGGTCCGCGACCCTGAGAAGGCGAGCAGGTGCCCGCCGGGCTTCAGTACGCGCAGGGCTTGGTGCCACACCTCGAGGTCATAGGCGATACCGCTCGCGTCCCACTTTCGGCCCATGAAGCCGAGTTCATAGGGCGGGTCGCACACGACAGCATCCACGCTCTCGGCCTCGAGCGTGGCCATGCTCTCGCGACAGTCGCCGACGAGGATGCGCGCCCTCATGGGTTGACCTTCGCGTGGTACGCCGCGCGCATCTGCCGGTTCTCCTCGCGTACCTGCTCAAGCGCCGCGAGGCCCTCAACCAGCACCTCGCCGGGCGTGATGCCCTGATGATCTGGGTTCGCGCAACGCCACGCGAGACGACGGAGAGCGGACTGTGCCCGGTCGATAGCCGGGCATGTATGGCCGGGGGGCTTCATGGCGCAGCCTCAAGAGCAGCGACGAGCGCCTCTGCTTCTAGTGTATGCACTCCTGCAACCCGATCATGCGGAGAGCGAAGCCACACGCGAGAGACGCTCCATCCCTTCCCAGTCGGAACGACTGCAAGGCGCGGTTCCTTGTGATGCTCACGGACGAGCGCGAGTAGGCATCCGAGCGTGGAGTGGTCGGTGAGGTCGGGCAGATCCTTTGAACCTGTGCGGCCGTTCTTCCACTCCATGCCATTCTTGCACCACGTAGGCGCGGCTAGTTCGCGTTCCTCTTCATCGACCCAGATGCATCGGAACCCATCACCACGAAGCATCCCCGACATCCACCGCCAGCCGTTGCAGGCGACGGCGCGCTTCGCGAGCGCGATCTGCTCCTCGGTCATTCGCCACTCCGCATCGCCGCATCGATCAGGCTCGCGACCTGGGCGCGGTCCATGTTCGCCATGGTCTCGCCCCTAGTGTATGCACTAGCCACGTCCACGAGGCCCATCGCGATGGCTGCGCCCTCGGCCTGTCGCTGCGCGTCCTCGAGCGACGAGGCCCGACCGCGCTGGTCGGTGATGGGGTCACGCGTCATGAGCTCCCACGTGTAGTGCCCTGCGGCGCTCTGGTTCACGATGAGGTGCGCCCCATCCCGCAGGCTGTGCGTCCACGCGATGTGCGACACGGGCTTACTGATGGCGATCACGGTCCAGTCAAGAATCGGCATGGGGGTACACTCCGTTGAGGGCAAGGTAGACTTTGCGGGTGATGGATACGTCGTTGAGGCAGTAGTCGGTGATGTCCGACTGCCGGCCTTCCAGCCAGAGCGGAAGCACCTCCGACCCATGGCCCGACTTCTCGCCCACGCCCAAGGCGCCGGCAAGGTCGGCCAAGCTCACGCGTTCACGCGTCGGAAAGGCGAGGTGCATCGTGTCCGTCACGCGCTTGCGATGGTCCTCGCTCACCTCGTGGATCCATCCAGCCAGCACATGCCCAAGGCGCGCGGACGTGATGTGCAGGCGAGGAATGTCGAACCCAAGCACG